AAAGCCAGGCACAAGACCTTTTTCCATCCTATTTATTTTATTGTTGATTTGTCTATGTACATCAACAACTTGTAAATCTTTACTCATGTAAAATAAGTTTTCGTATCCTCTATCAATAGTCTGTTGAATAGTTGCCCAACCAATGTTATTGTTTTCAATAACAAGTAATGCATTGTTATATTCTGTCGCTATATTTACTAATAAATTCCCATAATCGCGGGTTGACATCCTACCTTTATACTCAGCGACTTGTTCTAAAGACTCAATGTCTAACACATGAAATGCACTGTAATCAGTTGAATCACCACGACTAACATCAGCACAAACCACGTAATCTTTTGTGTAATTAGGGGGTTCCCATATCCAAACATTACTATCAATACCCCTCTTTTCAATGGGTTCCTTTATATGTTTTTCACGATACTCATCTAATATTACACCGTCCACTACAGATTGACCAGAGGTGATAAAATCGCAGTCACATTCTTGTGCAGCTAAAGAGGGGCCAAGTAATTTATCTTGTTCGTCTCTCCATTCTTGTTCTCTTTCAGGATGAACAGTCCAATGAAGTTTTATAAAGTTAAAATCATTTAATCCATCCTCAGCATCCATCCAAGTTCTATGAAACCAATTACCTACACCATTAGGTGTTGATAAAGCTATACACTGTCCACCAGTTGACAAGGTTTGGGATGCCGCTGCCCAAATTCCATCTATTTTTTCAATAAATGCCGCCTCATCAAGTATTAGTAATGATAGAGCTTCTGAACGACCACTATCCTCACCACTTGAAACAGCTTTTATCTGTGAACCATTTTTATATCTTAGACTAAGTTTATTATCCTCAACACATTTCTGTTTTAACCAACTTGGTAAGTTCGCATGCATCACTCGAACCTTTGTTACCAAGTTTTTTGCAACCTCTTGTTTTGTAGCTATCACTAAGATATTTTTATCTTGATGAAAAGTCATCATCCACAAAGAGTATCCAGCTGTTAAAGTCGATATACCTAATTGTCTCGCTTTTAATATTATATTGAATCTATTCTGTACAAAATCTTCAACGGCCTTTTCTTGGAAATCATAAAGGTAAAAAGGTATCTTACCTTTCATTGGATGTTGTATTAAACAATATTTCTTTAGAAAATATACCGGGTCTGAGGCAGACTTTATATACTCTTGTTTTATTACATCCTTAAGTTGACCTTGGGAGTTTCTATCCATTGTTATATAAGACGTGGACAGTACCACTACCACTAACTCGACTTAAAGCTAACTCGTAAACTTCTTTGGTATTCAAAGACGATGCAGCTATGCCTGAACCCTCGACTGGTGTGATGACTGTGGTTCCTGCAGTTTCTATTATGAAACCTTTTGAACCAGCATTTGAACCAGTAATCATTACATCGTCAGCGGCTACTCTAAGCGTTTTGTTGAATTTAGCTGCACCTGACTGTTTTACAGTTAATGTTCTTGCAGCGATTCCACTTGTCTGTTTTGGGCTTGCCATTTATTTTCTCCCTTTTAAAGTTAAACCAACTTTATCTAAAATCTCATCCATCGAATAACTTTTTTCGAACAAATCATCAAAATCAATTTCAGAAAATATATCTGATTTTAATATATCCTCTTTGAGTATTGCGAAATTATTCTCTAATTTGTTACCATCTTGACCAGTCTCGTCCGCGTATAATAGAGATAAATCTTTTAAATCATCAATTAATTCGATAAATTTAAGTATGTTTTTACCACTTATTAGATATATGTTATTCTCTTCCATAATATAAATATTTATATTATAGATTCTTCTAACTTTTCTAAGTATTCTAAAGCTTCATTAGCTTTTTCTTTGATTTCCTTAGAATTCATATTCCATTTTTCTTTATCTAATGAATATCCGTCAGGATTAACTTGGTTATAAATTTCTGGTGTCTCTTGTTTCATCCATTCTTTGATTGATTCTCTTTGGTCTTTTATCCAAGCCAGTTTATTTGTTTTAACTTTATTATCAATCCAATCTTGATATTTTCCCTCAATCCTTAATCTGTTCTCAAAATCAATTTGACAATCAAAACAATGATTGTATATAAACCATATCTTGTTGTCTAACCTTTTTTTCATGACCTTTTTACACTTAGGACAAAACCAAGGCATCCTTACCTCTTTCATCACCTCAGAAATTGGGTCTATTTTATCACCAACTTGTTTTTCTTCTTTTTTATCATATCCGACCATGACTCTCTTCTCAGGTGTCTCACCTCTAAGAATCGATTGCATAGCTTTATTCTGTCTTACTTCTTCTCTACTTCTTGCCATTTGTAACCTCTAAAAATTTAATAAACCAACGATTTGATTTACTGGTGCAAAAGCACCTGTAAATTTATATGTGTTTCCTTTATATTTAAATACTATTCCCTCACTTGGAACTATTGATGATAGACCACCAATCTTTTCTAATTTATCAATCTGTGCTTTAAGAGTATTTATTTTTTTAACATCCTTACTTTTTTGAACAGTTTTAATTGCTCTAACTACATCTTTTCTTATTTTTTGTACGGCCTTATTCGGTGACGCAACTAAAAAACCACTCATGTTTTTTAATATCTGTGCACCAACATCTAAAAATAAAACCTCAAATGGTTTCATATTATCCTTAACGTATTTGGTGTGGTCGGTTTTATCAAAGGATAGAGCCCAATCCAAGAAATCCTTGTTTTCAATTTCTTTTCTCATGTTTTGCACAGAATATGACTTATCAAAGAATGCCCATCTTTTAGTTAGATTGACTAAAATTTTGTTTGGAATATTATAATTGTATTGTTTACCTGCGTTGAATATAAATTCCTCCCAAAATGCCTGATGGTATCTTCCTAAAGTATCATCGTCTTTTAAGGCGAATTCTCTTTTTAACTTATCCAACTTACTTATAAAACCTTGTTTTTTAGAATCAAAGTTTTGAATTTTTGGCACATTCAAAAAAACTGGTTTACCTATTGAATATTTTTTTTGTACATTTTGATTTACTTGTTTAATCATCCCTGCCAACATACGGGCCGAATCTTTAGGTTGTCCTATCGCACGACCACTTTCATCATATTCCAAAGTGCCATGAAAAATTATTTCACTCTTATCATAATCTATTACATTAGCAGATGCAGGATATATAACCTCTAAATTCATCCATCTCTTACCATTACCGAAAACTTTTTCTTTTTGTTTAGCGGATAACCTACCAACAGCCTTACTTAGGTCTTTCATTGCAAAAACAAAAGCATTCTTTATATCACCTCTGCCTGCAAACTTTGATGCAACACCTGCGGTATCCATAGCAGTTTGTCCGTAGTTTTTAAGTTGTCCCTTATTTCTGGCTGTAACTAATTTACCATTTACCCAAGATATCATTAGGTTTTGACCGTCAAGTTTTTCTGTAACATTATCCTCACGATTTAAATTACCACCTAATCCATTAATAATTATCTGTTTCAAATCCGAAAACGTCAGATTTTTATCATCAAAGGGATGATTCATGTGTCCATAGGCCCCACCCTCTACAATCAATTTAACTTCCTCGTCAAGATTTATTTCTTTTAAGTCCAACTTATCTATCTCTGTGTTCGCAACATTATCTGAACCTACTCCACCTACAACTGGTGTTTCAACATTTACACCTGTATAGTTTTTACCATCTGGTGTAATACCCATCCATTTAATGACCTCATATCCAAGATTTCTTAAAACTGTATCGTTTATATATTTCTTATACTCTTCTATTGGATTGTCAACTCCAAATCTTGAACCATATTCACCTGATTGTTTTGTTCCATAGGCAATTGCAGGAACTGTACTATAACTTAACGTATAATCAAAATCAGGATTAATTGCATTCTTTCCCAAAATATAATTAACTATCTCCCAACCGGCACCTGCGTACATTTCATCCAACCATTTTTTTGAATATTTTTTATAGTCATTGAAACCTCTATGAAAAGTCGGTGGGCCATCATCGGTCGGAGACAAAACTGTACCACTTGCTTCTAACAAAAATTCTTTAATAAGTTCATCTGACAATTTAAATCCCTCAAATAGTTTTTTAAATTTGTTAGTCATCATATTATAGATACCTTTGTCAAAGTAACCAAAGGCTTTTTTGAATAATTTCTCTCTATCTTCCTCATAGTTTGGTGAACCTAACAATTGTCTCATCACTGTTCCACTAACCTCATTACCAGCTACTTTTACTGATTGATGTGGTGCTGTGAGGACGTATCCACTTTCTTCATAACCCTTAAAATTATCCTTGTTCTTTTTGTAATCTTGAAAATATTTTCCACCTTTTAATCTACCAGCATCTTTAGCACCAAAAATATAGACTACGGCGGTTGTATCTTTATCATAGTTTTTTAAAACGTTTTTAGCTACGTAGGGTGATTTTTCTTGAACAATACGATTCTTAGGTATACCCATCTTTACCATGTGACGAACTTTTTCCTTAAAGTTCATTGGATGTCTCGGTGGTTGTTTTATATTTGATGTGGTTATGTAGGCATCATCTACCCTTGATTTTAACCACTCGTAAGTTTTTTTATGATGAGGGCCAAACGGTTGAAATCTACCACCATAGATACCGACTACTTTTTTTATCTGTTTTTGTTCTTTTATTTTTTCGTAACCACTACCATAGGGGACTGAAGTATTCCCTTTCTTCTTCATCTTCTTAACAAGCTTTCTACTTGGTGATGGGATTGTCCCATCAAAACTAAAACTCTCTTTCATAATCTTCTGTTTTTTAATCCAATTTTTTCCTCTAAAATTCTTCACAGGTTTTTTGATAAATTTACTAACACCTTTTTTAACTAACATCTCAAACTTTTTCTGAGCGGCATCCTCATCTAAAGTTTTTGAGTTATCAACTAATAAAAAATTTGATGCACCAAATAGACCTTGATATGCACCCTTGTTGGCTTGAACAGCATTCCAAGAATCTGATACTAACTTGGGTTTTAATTTTCTTTTTCTTTCCATGTTTCTTTGTTGTGCAACCTCTAACTTGGTATGAACAAAAACCATAAAACAATCATATCCGATATCTTCTAATTCCTTTTTTTGTTTTTTTATTTTGCTAAATGTGTCACCAGTACCATCGATAATCAATCCTAATCTACCATCCATATAAAGTTTTTTACGAGCTGCAGTTAGTTCTTTAGCACGAGTTCTTAATCCACTATAGTCCTCATAGTCCGGGTCTGTAAGTTGTTTGAATAATTCATCTGGCATAGCATCTAAGTCTGTTCCAAATCCATACTTATCTAACATACGTTCTAATTCGGTGTCAGAATTTACAACCTTCAATCCGTACGCTGAAAGTGTTATTGATTTTGGAATACCAAATAAACCTCTTGTGACATAAGTTTTACCACTACCAGGCCCACCTGCTAGGAAAACAGCTTTTAGAATACCGGGGTCATTTACACCCTCATTCACGTTTTCTTTTTTCAACACCCTAAATGTAGTAATTTTTTTACCATTAATTGTTGGCATTCCATGTTCATCTTTATCTATTGATTTAACCACAACCTTTTTATTTTTGAATCTACCTGTAAGAATAGTATCACCTATTTTGACTGGTATATTAATATCCTCATTCTTTTTTTTGGTCTTTTCTTTCATCTTATTGATGTATCTACGATAGACCGCTGCTTGAGATTTCTTACCCATCTCACGAGCCCTCTGTTCCATAGCTACGGCAGCTT